GGGTTCAATTCCGCGTTTCCTTAATCTTGACAAGTGGTTAAATATACTTTTAGTGCTGGCTGATTTAGTAGGATATTCTTTAATAATTAATTTTCCTTCCAAGTCAGAAACCTTTTCATAAATTTGCTCTTTGAAGACGGTTAATTCCCCCAATTTAACTCCTGTGAGACAACTGTCATATCGATTTCCAATAACAGTATCTTGAAGTTCTAGAGTATAATGTACAACTGTCTTCCCTGCTTTGAGTGCCTGTGTGCCAAGATGAACCAGGACCATAGACTTTCCGGCTCCTGTAGGAGCTATGACTACGCCAAGTTCTCCAATGCCCAAGCCGCCTTTACATAAATTATCGATGTTTTCCCAGCCTGTAGTAATTGGACTACGGGCTTTGACCAAAAATCTCTCTTCAAAATCCCTGAGATAATCATAACCAAAATCATTATCATCGCCTAACTTAATAGCTTCGTTGATAACAGTGGAAATCTCATCATATGATGATTGATCTAAGAGTTTAACACTTTTTAGAATGGCCTCTTTTAGTTTTTGCTTTTTGCAGAAGTCAATGGCAGTTCTCTTGATATATTCAGAACCCTCAACTGCCAAGTCCGATCTATATATTCTAGCTAAAAAATCACGGGACTGAACCTTTGTTGCTTCATCAACATTATCCATTTCCGTCCTGAAAATAGTGGCCATCATCTTATATGATGGGTGTACTTTGTACTCTTCTCTGTAAATTAAGATCTTTTTTACGAAGGTGCGTAGAAATTTTAACTCTAGAAACTCTACATCTAAAACCTCTTCGATTTGATCGCAAAAAACTCTGTCATCCAAAATTAATTGACACAAGTCCTCTTGAAACGATCTCCCAAATTTTGAAAAATTTACCTTCTCTTCTTTTGTCATATTCTCTCTCTTTAATAATCTATACTATAACACACTTTCACAGAAAATGTCAACAGTTTTTAAAAATAATATGTTGACAGGTCTGATATAGTGTGCTCCAGTCATATGCTCCAAGACCATCTTCATTACCCATCTTTAGGAATTCGGTCTTATTAAAGCTGCAATCTAGATTATTAATAGAGTTATCTATAACTGCCTTGGATTGTGGCGATATGTTCGGATAATACAATTGCATTATCCGATAATTGTCATGGATCAAATCTTTATTTTCAATAATGTTCTCATAAAGTTTTAGCTTGCGGTCGGGATCCTGGCATACTTCTAAGATATCAATCAACTCACATTCTGTATCCTGCGACATAAATGGAAACCTCTTAGCAATACTCTTCAGGCCGGCCCCTTGGACGCCGGGTAAATTGTCGCTCTTGTCTCCAGCAATTGCACGAGCAAGGGCAAAATTCATTGGATGGATCCCAAATTTTTCTACCACGGTGGGCACATTAAGTACCTCTTTTTGGATCGGGCGGTAGAGTACCGTCTCATCATCGCACAATTGAATAAAGTCTTTATCGCTGCTTACGATTACCTTTTGTTTCCCCGCCAGAGATGACATCTTAATAACATAAGCGATAACATCATCGGCTTCGATTTCCGGAAGCATTATCTGGGAGATAGGCAGTTGATTAAGATATTCAATAAGCCTGGTTTGTTGCCAAATTTTGTTCTCTAGTTCTTGGTTCTCTGTTAAAAGCCCCTGAATGCCTCTGTTAAGGCGCAAAGGCTTTCTACCGTCTTTGTAACCCTTGTTCATCGTCTTCTTCTTCCTAGAGCCTCCTGGGCCGTCCCAGGCAACAACAACTGAATCAGGGCTAGTTTCTCTGATCAGTTTCTGCATGATCTTGAGGAACCCTTTCATTCCTCCGATTGGCTGTCCGTTTGTTGATAAACTCGGATCCACAATGTATGCCCTGTAATACATGTTCAGGGCGTCGATAATTAATACTCTATCTTTTTTATTATTCATATACACACTATATCAAATTTAATGAAATTTGTCAAGCATCTTCTGGTTTTTCTTTTTTGGCCAGGAAATAGAAGATATTCTCTCGACATCTTTCTAGAAGTACAGTTGTATCTTCTTCTTTTAGTTTGTTTATTCCTGGTGACCATCTGATTCCAAATTCCCAATTGTTAATTAACAAAGTTTCTTCTTCTCTGTCGTCGCCAATATACATATATGCTACTTGAACCTTAAGATCTGGGAAATCTGCTTTTATACAATTTATGAAGTCTTCTTTGGTCATAGTATAAATATGCGTTAAGGCAACTTAAGCACATTTATTAATGGTGACGGCGATGATATTTCCGGTGGCGTCGGTTGCGGCGCTGGTGGCGGTGTTTGTTATATTTTCGGATCCGGTGGTTATAACCACGGTAGTAACGGCGTTGGTAATGTCGGCCTCTTCGCCAATATCTGTGGCCGCGGTAGGTATAATAACGCTGACTATTGTAGCATGTATTATATTGATATTCTACATCTTCTAGTCTTTCCGCTATAGAATGTGCGTAATTGCAGTCCTGAGTCTGATATGTCCAGATCTCTGCGTTGTAATTATAGACCCAAACCTTGCAAACATCCGTACAGTGACCTGCATTAGCGTTAGTTGTCCACATGAACAAGCCAGCCACAATTATTAATTTAAAAGCTCTCATTTACTTTTCCTCCAATTCCTCGATATCATAAAACTCTGTTGCGTCCCCGTCGCGCTTATCAAAGCGAAGAATCACTTCCTCATCCATAATTTCCAAAACGCGGGCCTTGAACTCATCTTCTTGAATCTTCTCCTTCCACTTAGACGGCTGGAATTTTACTTCTTTACCGTTGCCCATGTCCATTGTGTACCAAGCTCCTGAAGATTTTAGATGACTGGAGCCTTTGATTGCCTCAAACCAACTCTCTTCGTCTTGAACTCCGATTTCATCTCCCCACAGAATCTTAAAAGTACACTGCCTTCCTTGGGTTCCGAATCGGCTCTTCTTCAGCGTTGCTTTCACTTCTGAACCCACTCTGAATCCGTGATCATCCATAATAAACGATGCTTTGGCTTTGCGGCCGGTCAACCACACTCGTAATGAGTAGGCATAGATCAGCGCTTTTCCTCCCGGAGTCATGTAAGGCTCAACGAGGGCTTCAGACGGTGATCGTGTAATGTTTGTTTTTAATTGGTTCAGAACCAAAAATGTCGACTGACTGTTGGCAATGGGAACTGTTAATTTGCTCATTCCCTTGGCCAAAATACGAGCCTTGACTGCCATGGAAGATAGAGGATTAAAATCCCCTTCCACATCACTAATAGCAGGAGTCAACGCGAGAGAATCCCAGATAAAAAGCATTTGACTTTCATTATTTACTAAGAGATCTTCAATTGTTTCCAGAACAAACTCAACTGACTGGGCTTGAACATAAAGAAGCCGACCTACATCACAGCCCGCACGTTCAAGAAAAGTCGGATCAATAGCCGACTCGGAATCAAAATAAACAACATCAATTCCCATCTTTTGAGCATTAGCGGCAACCTGTGCTGCCATATAACTCTTTCCAGATGCCTCAAGGCCGGCGATTTCCGACACTTTTCCGACTGGAATGCCAGCTAGTCGGCCGCGACAAACAATTGAGTCCAGCCATCTGGATCCAGTTGGAATCCATTGCTTAACCTCTGTAGGGTTATCCTCTGTCAGATTGTGAGCCACAGAAATACCAGCTTTCTTGTTAATCATGCTTCGCATATCTGCGATTGATAATTTCCCTGTTCTTACTTTTGCCTTTCTGGCCATTTTTCTCTCCTATGTTAATATAAATTGAGGCATCTGTAAACCCATGCCTCCCTGCGGTATCAAGTTATTCCTCGATAGTTAAGTTGCCTAGGTCCGTCGAAGTCTCTACGCTCCAGCCGCTGACAATATGACTGTCTGCACTTAGTACGGTTCCGACTGTTGTCTTCACTCGGGCTTCCACGGTCATAAATCCGCGCTTATAATCGTATTGTTCGGTATTTCGCTCAATCCAATCATATTCGTACACGTTCTCGGTGATTACGTTTGCAACATAGTCGGCAAAGCCACTATGATCACGTTCATAATCTTCAAGAAGGTGGTTGTCACGCATCTCTTCTAGAACAGGGTTGCCCTTGAAAGACTGTGATGTTACCAACTCTGCAAGCGTTGCTGCAATGCCAGAATTTTCAATCACTGTCTCTTGATAGCCATCCCATGCGTGGATAACATCTTCTCCGTCTGTGTAAACCAACGTAACTTCGTGGTTATTATCTAAATTAGCCTTTTTAAGTTTGTCTTGTAAACTCATCTTTTCTCCATTGTTATTATTATGTAAGGGGAGGGGGCCGAAGCCCCCTCCGTTAGACTTAAAGTCTAATTAACTACCAAGAAGCTCTTCGAAAGCTGCGTCGACGTCGGTTTTCTTGTCGTCGCCGTACTTGGTAGTCTCTTTAGAGCGCTCTTCAGCACTCTCTTCACCTGCGAGGAACTCATCTAACATGTGTCCTACTTCTTCAGGTGTTTTGCGCTCAAAGAGAGTGTTGAAGTCGGGGATATTCTCAAGCATCTCTTTGCAGCGCTCAGGTTCGTCGCATAACGCTGAGTTTTTGCGACGAGGCGTGATCTTTGTTTGAGGGAAACTAGCTCCTGCTGGTTTTCCATAATGGATCACTAAGTCTGTGCCTTCTTCCGAGTCAGTGATATCACCATACTCTGGATTAAGCACTAGGCTTAACAGCTTTTCATAAGCCATCTTTCCGTATCCCCAAATACGGACGCCCTTGTCTTCTTCACCTCGTACAATAACGGGTGAGAAGAATCGTTGGCGAGCCATAAGGTTCTTCGCCATCTTAACACTGTCTTCTGTTCCTTCGTCGAAGAGTTCTCGAACGAAAGAATCAAGAGGATCAGCCTCCCCAAAGTTTCGCTTTGGGCTCAGAAAGCCGGGATTCTTGCCCACGTTATAGTGGAACCAGAAGTCCTTGAAGGGATCTCCGTCTGGAGTTGGAACGATACGAATTGTTTGTTCCCCGTCCTCTGGTCGCCAGAAATTACTGTCTTGCGATCCCTTATTTTGAAGCTTGTCGAGCTTCGTTTTCATCTTATCAAAATCAATAGCCATGTTGTTGTTCTCCTTAATTTAAGCTAGAGTCAGAATGACAAATTTCTCATTCTGCTATTTATAATATTACCACAATTAAACTTTTTTGTCAAGTGTGAAAACATCTTTTTTGACAGAGATGCTCTCTACTCGACCAACAACTGAGTTCCAGTTGAATACGCGGAAGCCGTGGTCAACCTCCCACACCAACTCTCGACCCTCAGTCATTTTTACTTGCTTTCCATTGCCCTTAACCTTTGAACTAAGAAATTCTTTTGGAAGGTCTGGAAGCTTTACAAACGTCATCTGACGCTGTTCTCCGTTCTGTTTAACGAACGTTCCTTTAAAACCATTAATGCTAGTCATTTTCTTCTCCTGTTTGAATTGACGAACTGTAACTCAAGGTATAAGCGAAATCTTCTTCGTAGTTTGTTGCGAATATTCCGTAACTGACTTTTGTGTTTTCATTCGCTTTTTCTTTTACCTGTTGTTTAATCTTCTTAAATAAAGCACCGTCTGACTTCAGCCTGTCTTTATTTATAGCATAATAATAACGCACTTCACGTTCGTTGTCAAGGGAAAAAAACTTTCTATCATTACCATCGGCAATATCTAATAAACCAATGGTTGAAATCCTTGCAGTTTCAAAAGGATCTGAGAAAGTATCTGTAACTGACTCAATATGGTTGTAGACATTTATCATATGGATCGTAGAAACAATCATCTCATTTAATTTATCGTGATAACCAATCAAAGGAACATCTCCAATGTGATTTTCCAAAGCAGTGTTGTCTATCAGAAAGATTCTTTTGAAAACAGCAGATCTGGCGTATTCCTGCAATACATTAAAGGTAACACGCTCCTGCATTCTTTTTTTCTCAGGCAGGAGTTCTATGTCCGGACGTACATAAAGGACGCTTATGTCTCTGCCCTGTAAATGATGCAAAACTCTCAAAGAAGCTCCGGAAATGTCTCCAGAACCTCCAAATATGAACAAAATCTCGCCTTTTATGTCCTTGAAGAAGGTTTTCATATTCGGGCAGGACTCTTCGTAGCCCTCAGGAGTGCTTTGCCATGGCATATTATACAAGCCCTCTTTTGGAAAGTCTCCATAAGGCGTTTCTTCGTAAGCATTTAGGCCAACGTCTATCTTATAAACATCATATTCATCATATTTTTTGAATTCGTCTGCAATGTTGCAGCCCGCCTGACCTAATCCGATAATTGTTTCCATTTTATTTTCCTACTGTTTCCAAAATTATCTTTTTTCGGAAAGCTCCTTTAATTTTCTTCTTTTTACGTACAACCGTTTCTAATTGATCGAAAGTATACCCTAACGCTGGTATCAAAGCACCAAAGACCTCGGCTATATCAGCTAGCTCTTCGATGCATGGGTCTTCTAGGAACTCTTGAACCTCTTCAAGTAACTTAATCTTCAACTTCTTTCTGTATTCCTCGTCCGTTGCTACATGGGTCTTGAACTTCTTGCCTTCCTTCGACATTATCATAGGTATCTTGTCTCTTACTAACTTATTATATACTTTCATATCTTCATTTCCTTCATTTCACCAAAATTTTTGCCGGCTTGAACATTAACTTTGAATGTTCCCAAGTCAGTTTTAGAGAACTCTTTTACAATGCTCAACAATTCCTCCCTATCCTCGTCCGCGAAATCCAAAACCAAACTGTCGTGAATACAGAATGCGATTTTAGATCTTCTTTCTTGAAGTAGCTTATTAACCGCTAGAACTCTTCTGAGGAAGGTGTCACTCGTCGTACTCTGAATAATGTAGTTCAAAGCATGATGTTTATCCGCAGGTATTATTCTATCATAGAAGGTGCACACTTGTTCACCATCCCAATGCTTATTGAGCACTGAATCACGGTCATATGTGCCGGCGGAGAGCTTATCTTTCGAAACTGGATTATATAACCAAGCAAAGATTCTCTTCTTAGCCTCATCCCTCGTCACTTGGCCGTTATAGACGTGTTCAGCGTTCCAAGTGTGAATGTCTTGCTCTGGCTGTTCCTGCCCGGAAAGGGCCAATAGCGTTCGAAGTTCGGCTGCATTGAAATCAAGCTCAATAAACCAATCATTCTGGGGCTTTATCACTTTCCGAAGCTCTTTTGCGAGAGTGAGGATTGGAAAGCTGTTTTTCTTTGTGGTAAGGCGACCTGTTTTTGTTCCGTATATATTATAATGTATATAAGGAGGTAAAGAAGCCAGCTTCTTCTTCCATTGTCGTGTGCGGAAGCTGGACATCCCACCGTTTAAAGAAGACAGATCCAAATTGACCTTTTGATTTCTAATTTGATTGGCCAACTTGGTTATGCCTAACATAAAATCATAGTTTTTGGGTTTTGGATAATTGTCCAATACGTGTTGCGTGATCTTATTTTTAAGCTCGCAGTATTCTAATAGAAACCTTGAGGGAACCAATTCAAAAAAGCAGTTTTCGTGAAGGTCCACTTTTGATTCTTGAAAAGATCTTAGAAAGGCTTTCAACTTATCAGTCTTTTCTTCCCACTGATCCTTTAACGCTTCGGGACAAACATGTCCGCAATCAAGTCCGCCACAAAATAACCCAGCATAGTCAACATCTCGTCCATCAAGGTAAGGGGCATAAGACCAAGTTCCAGTAAGACCTTCTGGAACATCTCCATAATAAATTTCACCATCGATATAAACTCCTACACATTCCTGTTTATCGTCTAAAGTTTGAAAAAGCAAATTTTCCTCATGAATGTTCTTTTACATACGTGTAATCAACAAAATCAGTCGCACGAGTATTACAGCCTTCATAGTTCTGACAGAACTTGGTATTTTCGGCTGCTCTCTGTGAAGCAATTCTATTGATACTTTTATTAATATACACCATTCCTTTGTTTAAGTCAACCTTTTTTATTAGAGTGTCTGCTTTTTTAACTAATCTGTCGAATTTCTTAGAATCCATATAGCCAAATATCTTTTCCTCGCTAGCCCTTAAGAAAGCGTATAGAGACATTGCGATGGGGGCAAAGTCTCTTTCGACCTGTGATGCTCCAACCCTAGATCTAAAAAACACAGTCTTGTCGACCGTGCCGGGTGCGGCACATTTTAACGGAGAAGTCTTAAGAACAGTGACAGTGGGGTATTTGTCAACAAACTGATTATAAAATATTCCTATAGAATTCATTAACTCTAAAATATCATATTTGCGACTTTTATTAAAGTATAAATCAAATAAGTTCGATGAATTTCCGGGAGCATAAACTAAACCTTTCTTAGAATAGACCTTTCTATAAGCTTGTACTATTTGTGCATCCGTAAATCCAACTTTTCTTGCAGCTTCGATTTCTTCATTTGTAGGTTCCTTCACCTTGTTCCAATAATTTTGCATTTCCATAGAAGCAACATTAGCATACAGTCTCCATGGCGCAGATCTATCAACCAAAAAGCCATATTTCAAGGCAGCATTTCTATAGAAATTAAAGTTTGGATCTTGAAGCCATCGCTGTACAACATCTTCATCAGAAAAAGGATCTGAAGATATGTCAACTATAAGGCCACTGATGCTTGCTGGACAATTTCTCGACTTTATCCATCCTGTTTTTGTTATTGGATACTCTGATGCGATACCGGTGGCATAATCTACAAAATTCCTCATATAATCACCAAAAGATCTGATCTCTTGATTTTTAGGGGAGTCGCCGGCTAGCAAATATGCCTCGAAGCCGCTGAAAATCGCTGATGTCCAGTTAACATAAAGAGTGTTCGGATCTTTCCACCCTCTGTAAGCTCGTATACCTTTATAAAACTTGCCCCTATTATGTATTCTATTAAAAGAAACCGCTTTAGAGAAATACTTTTGTAGGTCTCCAAACGCATCGGCGACAAAATCTAACGCAAGCTGTGGACGTCCGGGCTCTAGTTGAGATAAATTAGAAAGATCTGTCATATAAACAGAATTTTGATATTGATCAACTTTTCCGTAATGAAGCTTTTCATTATGTGAATCCATTGGTTGTGGGCCAAACATTGGAAACGCTTGCTGTCTCGATTGTTTGTAATAAAACTGGGCATATGTACTTGTTGAATCTGGCATTGTTTAATATCCGATCCCGGGGGCCATTCCTGCTTTAAATCCTGTGTTAGCGCTCGC